TTTGAAATATACACGACAAGATTTTGTATTTTTCTCCAACACACTGACAAAGGATAAATTCCGCAATCAGCTTTTGAAAAAAGTTCGTAGAATTTTCAAAATCAATATCATCGAGAAGAATTTCGACTTTGAAAAGTTAGAATATCTTTTGAAAATTTGGAATGCTGAAGTCATCTCAGAATTTGAATCAGCATTTCAAAATAGAAAAACACCATCATTCCGAAAAATATCCAAATATCTGGAAAAAGAAGGTCTGACTTTTCTCAATGAGCAATATTTTCAAGAAGTTGTCAATAAGATGACTATTTTGATTAAATAATGCTATGAATAAATTTTTGAAAATTATCGAAGAACATGATCCAGCTACTAAGCGTAAAATGGATGATTCTTCCAAAGCTAAAAAAAGCAAATTTTTAGAAATTCTGGAGCAATATGATCCAGCTAATGAGCAGAAAAGGGAAGATGCTTTCAAAGCTAAAATGCTCTTGCATGAAAAGAAAAAACGTCTCAAAAAGAAAAAATACGCTGAAGAAGACGAATCTATTGATGCTGGAACAGGTACGTATGAAGTCGATAAAGAAGTTGAAGGTTTGGCAGGTAAAGCTTCCAGTGGTTTGAAAGGTCTTGCAGGTAAATTGTTTGGCACTTCTGCACAAAAAGCAAAATCAGCAGTGAAAGAAAGACAAAATCTTGCTGGACAAGCTGTTGATGCTTACAGAAAAGGTTCCGTGAGAATTAAAAAAGGATTACAAGCAGTAAAACAATCCGCAACTGGAAGAACTTATTAATATGAAATCAAAAACATTACAATTAATTGAAAAATATAGTCGTCTTCTTGAACAAGACGAGCAAGATCCTAATGCTGGTATGGAACAAGCACCTCCTCAAGAGGGGCAACCAGCACCTGAAGCACCACCAGCGGAAGAAGCTAATCCTGTTCCTCTGACTTCCATAGCAGAAATTAATTACATTAAGCATGTTGTGATGGCATTGTTATACGCCACAACTTCTAATGTATCAGAAGCAGATAAATCAAATCTGAAAGAACTTGAAGTTGCTTTGCAGGATGATGACGAGGCTCAAAAATTACTACAACAGACTGGAAAGACTGGTAAAGAATTTTATGAAGAAGAAATTCTACCAATTATCAACGCAATTCAGAATGATAAAGAAGAAGCACAGAATTTAAACGCAATTAGCTAAATAATATTATTAAATTCAAAGGAGAAGAAAATAAAGTGATTTGGGATTCTTTCCGTGGTGGAGTTATGAACGAAAGATTCGATGACGAGATGGATGATGACTTTGGTGATGACATGGGTGATGACTTTGGTGATGACATGCGTGATGATGACTTTGGTGATGACATGGGTGATGATGACTTCGGCGACGAAGGTGGTTTCGATGAACCTGAAGCACATGGAATGGTTATGGAATTTGATCCAATTAGTCCTGTGGAAAAACATGAAGTTAATGAGGTTCTTGTATCTGAGTTGAAAAAACTCGCTGAATATGCTAATCGTTTGTATGAAATGAGAAACGATTGTGAATTTGAAGATTGGATGGTTTCAGCGATTACTATTTCTTCGACTTATGTTTCCGATGTTTGGCATCGTCTTGATGCTAAAGCTGATTTTGCGAATACTGGGTTCGATCAGTCCCGTGATTATTAATAATTTTATAAATGAATGACAAGTTTCAAACAATTCTTTGTGGAAAAAAATATCTTCGGTCTAGTAGAAGATATCATTGTTGATGGTGTCGGGACTATTTCCGCTAAATTGGATACTGGTAACGGTGCTTACAATGTATTACATGGAGAAGATGTTGAATTTGGCAAGGATAAGAAAACAGGCGAGAAGATAGTAAGATTCACAACCACCAATTCCATGAGATTAGAAAAACCCACAGAAGATACAATTATAATTAATATCGGAGAAGGAAATACTGTTGAAAGACCTGTGTGTCTTTTCGATTGCATCATAGGGGGTAAAAAATTTAAAAGTATCCCCTTTTCTATTAGTAATCGATCCACAAATGATCACAAGGTTTTGATTGGAAAAGACTTTATTAAAAATGAATTGGATGCCCTAATTGATGTGGCATTAAATAATGTAGCAGACAAACAATTATCAGTCGATGTATAAGTTATCACAAAGAGAATTATTGGAAGAAGGACTTTGGGATTCTTTTAAAAAAACTAAAGCAAAAGTCGCCAATTCTAAAATCGGTAGATTTGCTAAATCAGCTTATCAATTAGGTAAAGAATTTGGTAAAGTTGTCGCGCCTGATACTAGCTCTAAACTTGCTAATATAAGATCAGCAGGTAGAGGTATTATACAAAGAGTGAGTCAAGCCTATCAAACTATAGAAGAAAGAATTTTGGATTGGATGGATGAACAAGGTATAGTGCCAATTCCTAATGAAAAAATTAAAACTGGAAAAAATACCCCAAAGGGGCAGCACTATCTGGTTAAAGTAGCTCAAAAAGGTGTTACACCAGAAGGTGAATCTGTTGCTGGTAAAAAATATAGATATCCTCAAGCAATTATTCTTTTTGATAAAGATAAAGATATCTTTGAATGGGTTATCAAACCTAGAACGGACGTATTCATGAAACTAAATAATCAGGATCAATATTGGGATGAAACAGCTAGACCAGAGGGAGAACAAACTTCTCAACAAAGAAATCCTTGACAAATAATTGAAGCCTATAAATATCACCATGAACATAGAAATCGTGGTGAAAGAGGATGAGAATTTTAAGATCGTAAACGGTGAAGAAGAAACACCGAAAGCTGTTGAGCAACCAATCAAAGAAGAACAACCACGACCAACTTTGGAAAATCCAAAAGGTCATTCGTGGTTTGATGGAACTTCTTGGGGGGCGAAGTGATTGGTATTACTAGAATAAATGCTCACTACACGCGCAACACTTGCGTGATGTGTTTCAATATCTGCGATCTTACGATGTCACTCGTGTCAAATTCGACACATTGAATCTCATTTTTTCTTGAGAAATCGGTATCAAAAGATTCATATACGGAAATAAATCCAGAATCCTTGATGTCTGCTTGAGCAGCATCACCCAACACGAAGTATCGAGAATGTTTACCAAAACGTGTGAGGATAGTGGTTAGCTCTCCCCTTGTCATGTTTTGTGCTTCATCAATAATGACAGCACAGCGATGGAAGGTAAGACCCCTTACAAAGTTCACTGGTATTGCTTTAATGTATTCGTTATCCATCAAATGAGTAATATCTGCTTTAGATAAAATTTCATTTAATTTATCCAACATTGGCATAATATAAGGTAAAAACTTCTCATTCTCATCTCCTTTTAGAAATCCAATCGAACGTGAAGAACTCTCTACCACGGAACGAATGTAGATGATTTTATCAACATGTCCACTCCTTAGAAGTTCTAGTGCTGAAAATACAGCTAAGTGAGTCTTTGCACTCCCTGCTGGTCCGTTGACAAAAACCATATTATTCCTCGGACTTTGCGACATATAATAAAATTTCTGTTGGTTATCAGTCATTGGATAATTATTTTTCAAATATAAATTTGATAGATCAAACCCCTTTTTGATGTGTTCGGTAAATTCCTCTGTCACATCCCGCTCTTTCCTCTTACGAGGAGGTGTCTTTTTAACTGACATATGTATTATTATTTAACAAAAATCACTTGATTTCTGAGAATATGGTGGTAAATTAATTAATATGAAAATTGCGTTTAGTGGTAGCGGTAATGTCGGGAAAAGCACATTAATCAAGTCATTTTTACAGAAATGGCAGATGTATAAAACACCTTTGAAAACATACAGAGATATTATCAAAGAAAAAGATTTAAAACATTCTTCCAATACCACGGCAGAGACACAATTGCTTATCTTGGATTGGATGACACAGACCTTAGAAGTTAATAAGGATGAGAAATATGTCGTGTATGATCGTTGTCCTTTGGATAATTTGGCATACACGCTTCATGCCACGGAAAAAGATTTGGTGTCGGAAGATGTTCTCGGAATTACTGTAGATATCGTTCGACGTTCTCTAAAGAACCTTGATATTATTTTTTGGATTAAATACGATCCCACCATCAAAGTCGTGGAAGATGGATTACGCGATACTAATTTGAATTATATCAAGGAGATTGACGACATCTTTTCAGGTCTTTATGAGCAATATTCTGATCATCTGGAGAACACACCATTCTTCATCGCTGACGATATGCCAGCAATTATCCCCATTGAAAATATCCCGAATCTCGATGATCGAATTGCTTGGGTGGGCGAATTTATCGACCAAAAAGGCGAATTGATTGAAACACAAGAAAGTGTCCTTGATCCTAAAAATCTAGACATGATGGAAGAAATGCTGAGAGAACAGAGTCAATGGATGGAAAAAGATAACCAATTCAAGAATCTGACGAATCAGATCAAGAATTTCAAAATTTAAAAACTAGATTACAATCGCAACATGACGAAACAACAAAATCACATTACTTGGAAAAACGAAAGTGAGGAGCTTTATGTTCTCAATCTGGATCAAAATTTTGATCCTTTTGCGGATTATTTTAATGGAATTTTTAAAGTTAATTTTTCCAAAGGACTTTTTCCAGCAGGAGAACCAAATTTTAAAATCGAATCATCATTATATAATGGTAATATGGTGATCACGCATCGTATCAATTCGGTGTCCGATTTGATCGATATCGTAATAGCCAATGATGCTGTTCGTCGTATGGGAATTAAAAATATTGAATTGTTTATACCCTATTTCCCAGCGGCAAGACAAGATAGAATCTGCAATACAGGAGAAGCCTTTACTTTGAAAATCTTCGCAGATATGATCAACTCTTGTGGATTCGATAAGGTATCTATTCTGTGTCCGCATAGTGATGTCACACCAGCATTGATCAACAATGTTCATATTTTAGATGAACGTGAATTCATGTTGCAAAGCGTTTTGCAAATGTCGAATGGTAAGGATGTTAATATCGTATGTCCTGATGCTGGTGCTGGTAAAAGAGTTCAGAAAATCATTGAATATCTATCCAATCAAGATAGAACTCATCATTATCATCTCGTTCGATGTGAAAAAATTCGAGACGTTAAAGATGGTTCTTTGAAAGAATTTTACGTTGGTGAAGGACTTGTTGAGGGCGCACCGACATTGATAATCGATGATATCAATTGTAAAGGTGGGACATTCTTAGGTCTTGCTGAAAAATTGAGAGAGAAAAAATGTGGTTCTTTGGGATTGTTCACTACGCACAGTGATTGCCAAGAAGGGGTTGAAAATGTTTCACGTAAATTTGACTTCGTTTTCACGACCAATAGTAAGCAAAATTGGTCAGATATCTTAAAATTCGCTGATTTGACAACTTATAAAATCAAATACTGATGAGATATAATCATCCTTTTACGAAATCTGAAAATTGTGCAGAGAGATTATTCCAACAATGGAAAGAGCATAACTCTTTAATTATTGCAGTAGACTTTGATGACACAGTTTGCCCTTATAAAGACGATTATGATACCTCAGAAGTTATCAATATCTTGAAAAGATGTAATGAAAATAATTTCAAATTAATTGTTTTCACTGCTTCGGAGAAAGAAAGATTTGAAAAAATTGAACAATTTTTTGAAGACAACCTTATTAAAATTGAAGGACTTAACAAAAATTTACTAGACAAAATTGGAAACGATGGTAAGATTTACTATAATCTTTTACTTTGTGATAGAGCGGGTTTAGGACAAGCTCTAGAAACTTTAGAAATACTCTTAGAAAAAATAAACAAAAATACAAAATAAATATGAAAAAGAAACCACATCTCAGCTTCGATGGATACAAATGTGATCATCGTCGTCAATATCCAGAAAATAGCTTGCTTGTTTATAGCAATATGACCGCTCGTGGTAGTCGCGTGAAAGGACTTGATAAAGTTATTTTCTTCGGACTTCAAGCGTTTATCAAAGAACATCTTATCAAGGAATGGAATGAAGAATTTTTCCAAAAAGATGTTGAAGAAGTAGTTGCTGATTATAATCGTCGTCTGAAAAATTATCTCGGACCAAATGGTATTGGCGAGCAACATATCCGTGATCTTCATACTCTTGGACATCTCCCATTGGAAATTTGGGCATTGCCAGAAGGTTCTGCTGTTAATTTGAGAGTTCCCATGCTTGTCATGTGGAATACTAACGATAATTTTTTCTGGTTGACGAATGCGATCGAAACTATCATCAGTTCCAATCTTTGGGGTCCATGCACAAGTTCTACTACGGCAGTTATGTATCGTAAAATTCTCAATGAGTGGTGCAAAAAAACCAGTCCCGAAATGATTGATTTCGTGCCATGGCAAGGTCATGACTTCAGTTTCCGTGGACACTTTGGATTCGATGCCGCTGTTATGAGTGGTGCTGGTCACTTGCTGGCATTTACTGGAACTGATACTGTTCCTGCCATTGACTACCTTGAAGAGTATTACAACGCAAATTCTGATAAAGAACTCGTTGGTGGTAGCGTCTCAGCTACGGAACACAGTGTGATGTGCATGGGTGGACTTGAAGATGAAGTCGGAACTTTTAAACGTCTCATCACCGAACTTTATCCAAATGGTATTGTCAGTATCGTCTCTGATACATGGGACTTCTGGAACGTAGTCAATCCTGATGGTGGCATTTGCGCACAGCTTAAAGGGCAGATCATGGCTCGTGATGGCAAGGTTGTAATTCGTCCTGACAGTGGTGATCCAGTGAAGATTGTTACTGGATTTGTAACTAATAATGTTAGTTACGAATCCGAAGATGATGTCAGAAAGTGTGATAAACTTGAAGGTGTAGAGGCTGTTAAAATTAATGGTCGATACTATGAATTAAAGGAAGGATTTGGATGTGTTCCATACGCAGGTAAAGAACTTACCGAACTTGAAGTCAAAGGTATGGTTCAATGCCTCTGGGAAATCTTCGGTGGCACAGTCTCTTCGACTGGCTATAAGATGCTTGACTCTCACATTGGAGCGATCTATGGTGATAGTATTACTCTTGAACGCGCAGAGCAAATCTGCCAACGTCTTGCTGCCAAGGGATTTGCTTCTACTAATATTGTTTATGGTATCGGCAGCTTCACTTATCAAGGTGCTATAAATCCTGATGCTATTATCACTAGAGATACTCACGGATTTGCAGTCAAATCTACTTATGGTGAAGTTCTCGTTCCATTTGGAAATGATGTTCCAGACTTAGGAAAAGGTATGAATCCAGAAAGTATTTTGGATCTATATAAACAAGGACACCGCTATATCAAATTTGATAATGAATACTATCAAATGTGTATTAACACTACAGGTGAAAACGTTGTGATGAATAAGGTTGAGGGTGAACGCAAAGGTATTGAAATCTTCAAAGACCCTAAAACTGATGATGGACTTAAAAAATCTGCCAAAGGTCTGATTGCAGTTTATGAAACTGAAAATGGTTTCACTATGAAAGATCAAGCGACTTGGGATGATGTGAAAAATTGCGCATTCGTGAATGTTTTCAAGAATGGAGAGCTTATTAAAGACTGGACATTGAGTGAAATCCGAGAATTAGTATCTAATAATTTTTGATATGAGCGGGAAAATTGGTGTCGGTGTTATAACCAAAGATAGAGAAGATTTTTTCTGGAAATGTTGGAAATCTTTGGAGCTATGCTCTGACCATATTGATGAATATGTTGTAGTGAATGACGGTAATCCTTATGCCGTCACTCCTACAATTTATTCAAATACTGTGGATCTAATACAGCATACAGACAATACTGGCGTTGCTATTTCAAAGAATCAAGCATTGCAACATCTTTTAGATAAGGGATGTGATCACATCTTTCTAATTGAAGATGATATGCTCATCAAAGACCCCAATATCTTTCGAGCATATATCAATGCTTCAAAGAAAAGCGGAATCCAACACCTGATGTTCGGCTATCACGGACCAGCCAATAAGAACGGTATCTCCAAAGGCAAGCCATCCCCCCGATTGGTGGTGGATTATGGAGATTTCTCCTTAGCTTTCAACCAGCATTGTGTGGGAGCGTTCTGTTACTATTCCCGCAAGTGTCTAGAAGATGTCGGTCTGATTGATGAGCAATTCCGAAATGCTTTTGATCATGTTTCCCATAGCTACGAGCTTGCCCTGAAAGGATATTCCACTCCTTATTGGTGGTGGACTGATCTGGCAAATTCTTTGGATTATATCGAAGAGCAAGCGTGTTCAGAGGAAAATTCGTCAATCAAGACTCCTGAATCCATGCAGAAATGGGGGAGTAATATTCGGAGTTCCATGGACTATTTCAAGGAGAAATTCGGTGTTTATCCATTTGGAAGAGACGGTGTTTCTGATACAGATGAAAAAAAAGTATTGACTTTTTTGAAAAATAAGAAAAATAATTGAAGTGAAAACAGACCTTAATAACATTGGCTTGATGATCCATTTCCGTAGGGATGTGGATGACCGTTTTCGCAATCTGGAAATGTATGAAAATTGACGCTATTATCTTAACAAAATCTTCAGATTTATCACACTACGGTTTGACCTGTAGGACGATAAACACGTTGAAAAATTCTACTGATAGTGTTGATATCATCGTGGTAGAATCCGAAAGAGAGGAATCTTTTAAAGAGAAAGGATTTATCTATCATGGATGTAATACTGTTTTTCCGAAGCAAAATTTTTCATATAACAAATTTTTGAATATTGGTGTCCAGCAAACTAAATCTGACTGGATATTGATTTGTAATAATGATTTAGTTTTTTCTAAAAATTGGTTAATTGAAATGGAAAAGGTTATCTCAAAAAATCCAGAGATTAAATCGTTTTCTCCATCATGTCCCCACTGGCATTTACATCAAAATATGCAAGGGGAAATAGAAGAAGGATACACGGTATCAAAAAATATATGTGGATGGTGTATTCTTTTACATAAAAGTGTGGTGGAAGAATGCGATTTATTTGACGAACAATTTGATTTTTGGTATCAAGATAATGATTATTCCATGTCTCTACAATCAAAAGGAGTGAGACACGCATTGGTAATAAATAGTAAAGTATATCACATGGTAAGTGGTTCTCATGATTTATTAAGAGAACGAGAATACCAAATGACACATGGGCAACAAGAGATTTTTAATAAAAAATGGATGAAGTGATTTGTAATGTTAAAGGAGTTGAATATAAATTTGATAGGCAATTGAATAAAGATATTGCCTGTTTTGATTGGTTCATAGAAAGATTTAAAACAGAATCTTGGGAATCGGAGACATTTGAAATATTCGATAATGTAAAAAATTTAAATAAAAATGCTATCGATACTGGAGCATGGATTGGTGCAACTTCAATATGGTTATCTAAAAATTTTAAAAATGTCTTATCAATTGATGGTGATTTGGTGGCACACCAAGCATTGGTAGAAAATTTAAAATCTTCTAAATGTGAAAACGTCATCACTTTAAATCGACCAGTATATTCATCTGAATCTGATATCGTTTTCGGTGTTAATCAATTTAATGAAAATTTTCAAAAAGAGGGTCTTGGTTCTTCAACCAGTCAAATAAAAAACAAATCTTTATTCTCTTCTGATAAAGAAGTTAAAGGGATTACTATAGACAAAATAAATGAAATGTTTCCACTCAAGGATGTATCTTTCATTAAAGTAGATATAGAAGGTGGAGAAGAAAATATTTTAAATTCCTTATTTGAGAATGCTAAAAAATATGATATAGAGTTATTAATATCATTCCATTATGAATGGTGGAATGATAAGAATATTAACCGCTTTGCCGACACATTTGAAGGATTGGGAGATGTGAGATTTGACAAATGGGACAATCTAATTCAAGATCATAGTAAAATAATACCACATATAATCAACAATCCTTTTACCAGTATTTACTTCAAATTTCAATGAACGAAATAGGCTATTGTATAAAAAAACATAAAATTGTTAATAAATTTAACATTGTTATACCGACATATAATTCCAATCCTATGTTGGATGTGATTATAAATTGTTTCTTATCACAAGACTCTGATAATTGGAACATCACGGTAGTATCCGATGGACATGATGATAATTTATCAAAATTTGTTGAAAGGTATCAACAAGATAATATCGCCTTTTATGTTTTACATAAGCGTTATAATGATTGGGGGCATACTCCCCGTGAATATGGTATCTATCAGAGTGATTGTGAATATACTATAATGACAGGATTTGATAATTATTATGTCCCCACTTTTATTAAAGAATTTGACAATGCGACGAAAATATTTCCAAATGTTGATATGGTATTTTGTGATTTTGTTCTAAATCATATAAGAGACGGATTACCGTATAATGGTCATATTGAATCCAAATTGGAGGTAAACTTTATTGATATCGGAAACTTTGCTACTAAAACTTCTTTGTTGAAGGAAGTGGGATTTAAATGGCGAAATTTTGCAGCGGATTGGTCTTTGGTCGAAGAGTTGAAAATAAAAATCCCCGAAAGAAATGGCAATGTGGTGAAAATACCACAAACTTTATACGTTCACAATTGAAAATATGAAAATTGAATTATATACTATAACTTACAATGAAGAAAAAATATTACCATTTTTCCTAAATCATTATTCTAATTTTTGCGATGTTATTAACGTGTATGATAACATATCCACCGATAATACATTAAAAATATTAAAGGATTTTGATTTATGTGAAATCAATGTGATACCTTATGATACAAATTCTAAATTAGATGATTCAGTGTATTTAGATATCAAAAATAATTGCTGGAAACACTCATCCGCTGATTATGTTATAATTGTCGATGCTGATGAATTCTTATACCATACCAATATTAAAGAGTTTTTAAAAAATACAGGAGAATATATATACAAACCATTGGGATATGATATGTGGTCTGATACATTCCCACGGAATAATATTTTAGAGGAGATAAAAACAGGGGTGCGATCTATAAATTATGACAAAGTGTGTATCTTCAATCCACAAGAAGTAAACCAAATTAATTATACTTTGGGGTGTCATCAAGCACAACCGATATTAAATGATGGGAGACGTAATACACCTCCAATATACGATGAATTGAAATTGCTACACTATAAGAATGTATCGTTTGATTATCGGTTTAGTAAACACCGAGAATACCTAACAAGATTGAGTGACTTTAACATTACAACAGGATCAGGAATTCATTACACTTTCTCTGAAAAACAACAGCGTGAGGAATTTGATAATATAGGTTCAAAAATAGAAAAAATTATATGATACCTGTTTCAGTAACATTAACAACTTGTGGACGTTTGGATTTATTGAAAGATACAATAGATTCTTTTATTTCAACAAACTCCTACCCCATTGACGAGTTCACGATTATTTGTGATGATCCATCTTCAAACGAAGCAGTATTTAGAGAATATGGGAAAGATTTTACAGTGATTGGTAACGTTCAAAATATAGGACAAAAAAAATCATTGGATATTTTATTTACAAATGCTAAAAATGAATATATTTTTCATTTGGAGGACGACTGGTATTTTGATAATAACACACCGTATATAGAAAATTCCATTCAAATATTAGAAAATAATCCTGATATACATCAGGTATGGTTGCGTCATGAACACGACAACCCACATAAAACCATTGGTTCTGATATACCATATAAAGACTTCACATATAAATATGTCGATCCAAATTTTAGAGATTGTTGGTGTGGGTATTCTTGGAATCCTGGATTGCGCAGAAAAAGTGATTATGTGAAAATGTTCCCAAATGGAATAAATAAACACTATGACGAATTGGCATGTTCGCGGCATGTCAAAAAATTTGATTATAAAGTCGTTTTATTGAATCCGTCTGTTTGTTATCATATAGGTTATGGGAGGAGTACGCAATGAATCATATAATCATAGGAGAAACTTGCTTATTAGATAAGCAATTACGTAGATGCGGTGTTATAAATTCTGCTCATGGGTGTTTCGATGATGCATTGGTAAATTTAAATGCGATAGAATCTATTATAGATGATGATTTTGAATTTCTCATGGATAAAAATTACATGGATTATATCAATTATTGTTTTTATCCCGACTACAAAATTTATCACCAAAAATGGCTGAATAATAAATATTCATTCTATGGTGATGGTATGTATTCTTGGGATATTCTTTCATTTTTCCATCTTCATTCACAAGAAGACTGGAACACTTTAAATCGAAGAGTCTTGAGAACTAAAGCATGGTTTGAGGATAATAATGATACTATGTTATATTACTATTATAGAAGACACGAAAAATATAATATTGATGAGCATCATTCCAAATTAATAAATTTTCATAAAAAAATATCTGAAAAATATTCAAAAAATTTTTATATATTAAATGTGAACAATGAATTGGGCAACGAATCTGTCTCACATTCTATGATTAACACTTCAATATGTTCGGTTAAGATTACATCCAATAATTCATGGATTGGTATCGATGACAATTGGGATGCCCATCTTGACAATCATTTGTTTGATGTTTTTCTAAATGAAAAAGAAATTAAAAAATGGTGATTATATTGAGAAATTCTATACCACATTGGATGGGAAAATATCATGAATAATTGTTATGTAAATGTTATTGGTGGCGTGGGTAATCAGTTATTTCAAATAGCTGCTGGCTATGCTTATGCTAAGAAACATGGTAAGAAATTGATTATCAACCCTTATAATTGGTTCGCTGGTCAAGGAACCAATCCTTTGGTGTATAAAGATACGATCTTCAAGAATTTTGAATATGGTAATTGTTTCACTAGAGATGTGATTGGTATCCATGAAAAAAGATTTAATTATGATGAGTTACCCTTCCGTGAAGGGTCTGTATCATTGAGTGGATATTTCCAATCTTTG